TTTACTGCTGTCTGTTTCATCTTCTAAAAATTACTTTTAATTACTAATTTTAATTCACCGTTAATATCCGATTCCGTACTTTCGTGAATCTTATCTACGAACTTTTGGCTAAATTCTACTTCGTGCCATTTATTTGCGATTTCAATGCTTTTCTTTTGATTGTGGTACGTTTCTACTCCCGAACTAATTAACTCTCTTAAATCGCTTAAAATAGCTGTTAAATCGCTTTTATTTGTCCATTCAAAAGATACGTTTACTTGCTTAGTTCTTTTTTGCTTACTTGACCAATTCATTTTGTATAGTTTATTATAGCGTCTAAATAATCATTGTAAAGCTTTTCGTTGAATGATCCACCTTTATCTTCCGGGCAAATTTTATTCATCCACTTGCGCTTTAAATATGTTATGTTTGGCTTGTGCGGAAAATAAGTATTTACCACGTTTTTAATTTTTGAGTTCATGTCTTTTAGTTTTAGATATTAGTACTAAAGATAAACATAATACGCCAGCTCCTAACATTAGGTAACTGTCGTAAGTTGCACCCAACAAAATAATTATCGAGTTAATTAAGATTTCTGTTCGTTTTTTCATTGTGTTTGTTTTAATGTTTCTACAAAACTAATATAAATAATTCATATAATAATACTTTTTATTAAAAAAAATTTACATAAACAACAAAACCCCTGATTTCTCAAGGGTTTCATAACACAAAACAAACAGAAAGATTTTTTATTTTAACCTTTCAGACCTACGTTTGTCCCATCGTAGGGGGGTGAAAAGACTTACTCTGAGCGCCCTGTTCTTATGAGAAGGGGAGTAAGTATATTAAGGTGACCTTATAACTGTTCTTACGGTAAGTACAAAGGTACTATTCTTTTTTTATAGTTCACCTATTCAGCTTGTGAGTAGAGGAACTTATTTTCCTAATTTAAAACGCTTCAATATGAATTTAATTATCCTTTTAGCTATCCAGCCATAAATACCGCCTTTGGAATCGACTTTCACCTCGATCCCTCCAGCAGTCTTTTTAATATCTACGTCAATATTTTTTCCTACTAACTTGAATTCTTTATTCAACTCATCTTTTACGTAGCTTATATCTAAATTCTTTGAATCTACATTCAAGTTTACATTCGTGCCATCTTTTTCTAAATTGATATCTACATTCTTTGTATCGATATCTATAACTTTCTTTGCCATATTTTTTAAAATTCATTAATTAAACAATAACTCACGGGTTTATTTTCTTTTTTAAACAACTCTATTAAGGGTGTATATTTCTCAGCTTGATTAGGAACTTGACACCCAGCACTCCACGCACCAATTTGAGAAACAACTAATTTATTACCTAAGTTATAACTGTTTAAATGGAAGTTTATTCCAAAATATCCAGCTTCGGGCTTTCCTAACTCTTCGCTTTTGTCATCTTTATCACCATCACGGTAAACCAAAACGGGTGCGCCTGTTTGTAATAATGCTGGCATCTTACCACGGTGTAACCCGTAATTCCATACATTGTAATACCACCTATCGGAAGCAAGTATTGCAGCGCCTTTTGAATTGTATTTGTAAAAGTTTCTTAGAATTGTTGTACCGGGGTTTGTTGTACCCGTCAAAACGCTGTGAAACGTAGTGCCTTTAAAAATATAGAATTTGTCATCAAACACGTTTGCTTGGTCTTCATTTGATCGTACTCCCAAAATCCAATAATTTGTTGGAATCTCTTTGTAGTTAATCATTAACTTAACCCTATCCAATAGCTGTTGGTCGGTATAGTTTTTTACGTTGCTCATAAATTATTTTTTCGCTAATTTACGATTTTTATTTTCAAGTATTGCAACCGTGTCTTCTTTTTGAGCAGGTAAAATCGGTTGTTTCTCTTCAACAGGTTTTCTATTGTAGTATTCGTTTTTATCTAAACAGTTGTATAAACGTGCTTTAACGTCTTGCACTTCAAAATGTGTGTAAGCTAACCATAATGCCAGTACTCCGACCGCTCCTTGTTTCTTAATCACTTCTAAAAATTGGTTTAAAGGTATCATTTTCATTCTTCAATTGTTACTTCAAATTCAGTAGGTTTGCCTAATATCATTTCAATACTTGTATCAAAAACAATATACCAAAATATAGGACTGTCAAGTTCTGCCGTTTCATAGTCTACCCAATATTGTGTTACGTCTTCAGGTGCAACGGGTAAACCGTAATAATCAGCGCATTGTTTACGCGCGTTAATTGCCTCTTGTTCTGTTGTGTATTTGTAGCCGTTAATAAGCATTCCAATAAGTATTTACATTTGTTTCTATTCCTATTCTGTTTGAACTTTGTTCTGAGTTCCAATATATGTATTCAGATAACTGACCTGAAATATAATTACTTCCTGACCTACCAAAATAAATTAAATTAGCACCAGCTGTTGGAGCTTCAGTTGCTGTTGTAGGCAAGGCAACCCCATCTACATAAACAGTTTTTAAATTAATTGCATTCTTTTCAGATGTAACTATAAAAGCTCCAGTTGTATTATTTATTCCATGAGCTACAATTGTTTGCATATAACTATTAATATTCCCCGTTGTAGCAGCCCAATAAAAAGGAGATTGCCCGTTTAATGCTCCTCCAAAAGTTGCATTACCTAATGAATAAAAATCATTAGTTGTCGCTGTTCTATTAAGTACATTCAATGATAAATATCTTGTACCTGGACTTATTCCCGTTGTTAAGTCATATCTATCATCTGTCCAAGTTGTAGTTATTTTATTTGTAAATGTGCTTAAAATTAATGCTCCACTTGAAACAATTTGCGCTTGACTTGTTGCCGTTGCTTGTGTTGAATTATTAGCGTTTGTACTTTGGTCATACCATGTTGTTATAAATCCATTACCTACACCGCAAAATGTAAGCAAAGAAGCCGTATCTAAATCATTACCACTAAATGCAATGTCTTGCTCCGCATTATCACTTGAACGTCGTACTCTTATTGCACTACCTGAATAATCAGTTCTTAGTTTTCGCAGTGAATAAGCAACCGTAGCGCCCGCATATGTATCTAAAAGTAAAGGCGTTGAAGGTGCAACCCCTACTATATCCGTTGAACCAGCCGAAGAAACGGAATAAACCGAACCCCAGCCAATTGCATTATCAGCACCTTTTCCCCATCCTATATTATTATTTGAGGCACCGTCACCCCATCCGTTTGCATTTGCCATATTATTAAGGATAAACTCTAATTTCTATTGAAGTATAATCAAGTGAATCGTCTATTTTAGCGTCAGTAAAATCTGCTGTATTAATTTCTACCCTATCCGCAGTGTCCCAAAAAAACCTTACATAAACACCTTGTACCGTGTTATTATTTAGTAAAAAAGTTTTGTTTTCATTTGGAAACGCACCAACTAACGTTCCTCGATATCTACCAGCTGCCACACGTGTCCAAACAACAGTGCCGCCTAAACTATTTTCTAAAACATCAACATTCGGGTTATTTGTTACTGTTTGAGTTATTAAAGCTACATATTTTTTATAGCCAAATAATTGTTCACCAGTTACGTACTTACTTGAAAACGTACCACCTCCGTCATCTTGTGCAATTGCAACACGATCAGTAGTAGCAATTTTACTTCCTTTCGCTGTTAATTGACTTATCTTTACGTTCGCCATTTTGCTTGTTTAAATACGTTATTAATTTCTTTATGTTTTCTTGTTTCGGTTTATATTTCTTCATAAATACCAGCCTTGATAATTGTTGTTTGTATCTGGATACATATCGCCATTACTGTTAGAATTGTATTCAGGAAATTTATCGTTGTTAAAACTTATATGTTCAATAAATCTTTCAGTATAATGCTGCGCAATACTTCTTTCTTTTTCAATTAAGAAGTCTATTTCGACTTTTTCTACGTTAGTTGCGTTTTCTGAATTGTGTTTGTACACCCCTTTATTAGCTATTGTATACGCTGCAAAAGGTAAGTATTCAACCATAGCCCAGTGTATAAGCATCGGTTTAACATACGTAACTAAAAGGTTATTATAATCCGTAGGAATTGAATATAAAGTGTCGATAGTAATTTCAGCATCGTCGTTTCCACCGTCAATTACAATCACGTCGTTTACTTTATAACCCGTTCCAGCGTTATCAATATCAGCATCGGTAACTAATCCACCAGCCGCTGTAATATCTAACGTTAAACCCGTTCCCGTACCACCCGTAGTAGTAACACCCGTTGCAGTAGTATATCCAGTTCCTTGTTCACTTACTGTTATTGCAGTTGGTATTCCTGAAGAAGCTAAAATAATTTCAGATTGTAATTTTTGAAGTAAATCAGTACCTAAGAAATTTTGAATGTGAATGTCTTGAGCTATTTTAACGTACTGAATAAAATTATCCGTATCTACGTTTCCGTTCATCGCAGTGAACTTTACAACGTCGTTTCTTGTTATTAAAAGTGCTTCAGCCATTATTCCCCGTATATTTTATTAGTTGGTAAAAATCCGTTATTAGGCATATCCGTTGGTCTTTGACTAACTTTAGAATCGTTCTTTACTACGTATCCTAACTTTTCAGCTTTACGTACCGCAACTTGTTTTAACTCTTTACTGTTAACATCAATTGCTTTACCGCTAAATGTAGCGTAAACACGTTTATTCCATCTGTGGTGACAATTACCACCGCCTTTATAGAACCAAATTGAATATGTATCTGCGCCTTTTGCACCCCAACCAGCATTTACTACTTGCGAACCCATCTTGATAATGTCTTCTTTACGGTAAATCTTATTGGCTGCTATCATTCTACGACAAAATTCACGTTCGGCATTTTCAGCACCAGCGTAAACGTATCGAGTTAAGAATTTTATACCTTCAATAACTTCGTCTTGCTTACTTGATATGTTTGGTCGTGGGTCACCCGTTGAAACTAAGTTAACTATTTTACTCAATAAAGACTGTTTAGGCTCTTTAGAAAGCGTTTCGTTCTCTTTGTCGTCCGTATTATAGTCTACGGGATATTCGTCTATTAAAATCGAATTTTCGGGTATATCTTCGCCTAATTCAATTAACGCTTCAGCTATCTTAAAATCTTTGCTTAGTTCCGTTCCGGTTTCTTCAGCTACTTGTTCTTCAGTTTGTGCGTTTTCTAAATCTACGAATTCCAAAGGTTGTAATGTTTTAAAGAATAACTTTAATGTAATTCCGTTAAAAGCTAAAATTTTATCAAAAGAATCTATTATCTGGTCTTGAATAGGTTTAATTACCATATTGTCAAACAAAATAGAAGCATTCTTTATTTCATCTGCATTAGAACTAAATCCATTTGCAGAACCTAATCCAAATAAAAGTGGCGAAGTAACGTTATGCGCTAACATAATCTTTTTAACGCATTCCTCACTTAATGAATTGTATAAATCTGGAGCATCGTTAACGGGCATTTGGTCAACCGTAGTTTTACTTTCTTGATTTGCATTAAAACCAATAATAACTTTTTTACCACCTGGTCCCGTTAATTGGCTGTTTACTTTGCCCGTAATAATTTGTTGTTGTTCTTCAGTTGGGACTCCATTATTAAAGTTAATTACTACGCGTCCCGAAAAGCCATTTTGTACTTCGTTAATTAAATAATCAGCTATTTCTTCTTCTAACTTTGCGTAAGGAAGTCCACCTTGGTAATCAGGCAAAGAATAGTATTTCATCCCAACCGCATACGGTTTAGAATAAAGTATTTCAACTTGTTCGTTTGAATATCCAAACGCTGGAATTCTTTTAGGTGCGTATTTCTTTGTGTCTTCCCAATTATCTGAATAGTAATAACCTTCTATTTCTCCGTCTTTATTACATTTTTCAGCACGTAATAAATTTACGGGTATGTGGTACGCCTTAAGAATTTTTTTGTGCGCCTTGTCGTAGTGAACTTGCATAGCAAATTGACCAAACATTTTACGGTCAAGTACTATTTTACGAATACAATCAGCGTGAAATAAAGCCATCATTTGAGCGTACTCGTTAGGCTTTTTATTAGCGTCTAACGCACTCAATCCACGCCCGTATATTAATCTACTTACATTATTAATTACAGCGCTGTTAGTCGTTGAATTAACGTACCTATCAATAATAAACTGAAAGTAATTATTGTCTTCGCCAAATTCAACCCACGCATCTCTTTTAGACTCTTGAATTACAGGCGTTGTGTATGTACTTAATTCTAAAACGTGTATGTTATTCATAAACTATAAATTCGTTTGTTGTACTGTTTGAAACGTATTGTCCATTATTTACTGTAAAGGTATTAACATTTTGATTAGTACAAAATATCCTATCTTTATAAACTACGACCGCACCGTTAATAAATACCAAATCGTAAAAATGATTTTCTACTAAATTAAATTCAGCTTCAAACGTATCGTAATAGTCGCCTTCAGTATGGGTATAAGTGTCTATTTCAGTTGTTACGTTCGTTTGGTCATCCGTAATAGCTACATAATCAAAATCTTTACTTCGTGGAATAAACACGAACGATTGGTCATTTGTTGAAGTAGTTAGAATAATCATATATTATAAACGATTAGAGGTCGATTTTGTACCGTAAACAAAAAACCCCTACCGAAGTAAGGGTTAATTGCATGCAAGTATATGAAGGAAATTAAGCAGTAACTATTGTTGCATCAGTTCCAGTTCCATCTTCAAACAAAGTTTTTAATCCAGCTTCATCTGTTATGTCAAGGAAATTAGCAGGTGAAACTTCCATTGCTTCGAAAGTCAAATTGTATCCGTTGAAGTCACCTAAAGCCGAACCTGAAGAAACAGTTCCCGCAGTAACATCAGCACCTTGAGTTAACCCCATTAAGAAAAATTGGTCGGTCATTGTTCTAACAACTATTCTTGGTCTACCGTAAGCAAGTAGTTTAACGTTTTTATGCGTTGTAACGTCTTGTCTTTTTAATTGTATAGTAAGTGTTTGTTGAAAGAAAGTAGTACCGTTGTCGCGGCTTGAATTGATTGTAGTTTCAAAACTGTTAGCGCCTTTCAATTCGTATTTATACAAGTTCAAAGAACCAGTATTAACGGGCGTCCAGTCAACTATTAAATCAGTGTCCGTATTATCGTAGTCTACATCGTCAGAATTTAATTCATCGTAGTTTATAAAGTAGATAGCTTTCAACCCCGAAACGGAATCTTTACATTGTTCTATTCTACCATTTGTTATATCACAGCTCATTTTATAATATTTTAAAGTTTAACAAAAAAAAAGGTGGTGTATATTGCACCACCCTTATTTATAGTTTTTGGTTTTTTAGTTAGCCGAGTTAGTGATTCCGTAAGTAACTACATCTTCAGCGAATCCGTATTTAACGTCACCCGTAAATCTCATTACAACACGTACATTCATTGAACCGTCAATCAATCCCATGTCGATAATTTTAACTTCGTTCATGTCATTTAACAGTCCGGTCGCAAAATGTAAGTTAGAACTTTGAGCAGCTAAACCAGTATTGTTAGCCATACCGTTAGCTAAGAAAATTGGAATACCGTCAAAAGAAAGTGATCCGTTAGTGTACCATTGTGTACCCAAGTTATTTGTACCGTTAGCACCTAAACCACTTGCTCCAAATCCACCCAAAGCACGTATGTAAGCTCTAACGATGTTTGAAGAAAGATACAATTTCAAATCTGGTTGACCGTACAATCTTGTTGGTATTGCATCAACTATAGAACCAATTTCCGCAATAACGTCTCCAGCATCAACCGTAGTACCAGCGATTTCTTGAGCAGCTGGTAAAGAAGCATCAGTAGTTAATTGTGTCATGATTCCAGCGAATTGACCTTGTGTTGCGTTAACACCTTGCCAAATAGAAGTTTCCATATTAGCAGCTACTTTTTCAGCTACGTGTGCAATTAAGAAATCTGAAAAAGATTTAGGCATTACATCAAATGCAGAATAACCCATTTCAATCGCTTGCCAAGTTTGGTGAAAATCTTTTTTACACAATTGTAGGTTAACTTGGAATTCTTCAGGTTGTAAAATTCTTTCAGTTAAAGAAAGTGTTGCAGAAGCATCAAAATCACATGAAGCGTTACGAATTAAATCGTCCGTTGCCACACGTTGAATTACTTGTTTGAATTTCACGTTAGGGTGAATAGTCATTCCACCTTGCTCTAAAGTTGGTGCGCTAAGGATAGCAGCAGCGATGTACTTACCAGCAAACTCACCAGCGTATGTAGTAGTGATGTTTGTACTTGTACTTAAATTAATTTTTTCCATTTTATAATATTTTTATTTAGATTAAACAGCAGTTAATGTAATTGCACCAGCAGCAGTTCCTAATCCGAAAACATACCAGTTAGTGCCGTCGCAATTCAATTCTACGAAATCTCCGATAGTATCCGCAGCGTGTGCGAAAGTAATCGTGTTTTCATCAGCTCCCGGTACGTTTACTGAATTCACAATAACACCACCTTGAATTTTGTTTGTTGCAGCTTTGATAGTCCAAGCAGTAGTAGCAAATAATGCAGCTACCGTAAAACGATATCTAAAACCCGCAGAAGTAGCAACCGCTGGTAGTGTAATTTGCGCTCCAGCAGCAGCGTTTAAATAAAATGACTTGCCTGAATCTTCAGCAGTCAAAGTTGTTGCACCTGTTAACGTTTCAACAAGACCTACTTGTCTTTCTACGTCGTTAGATACAAAGTTGTAAGTTGTACTCATTTTTTTTTGTATTTAGTTAATTATTTATTTAATTTTTCAAGTATTGAATCCATAGTTGTGCGTTGTCTTTTTGCACTTAACTTTATAGAATCGTTCGTGTTTTCGTTTTCAGGGTTAAAAGAAATTGGTTTTACTTCAGAAAGTTCAACTTCTTTAGCTTCTTTCAACTTAGACAATTCAGCTTTTAAAGTTTCGTTTTCAGTTTTCAAAGATTCAATTTCAGAAAAGAAAGACTCTTTGATTACGCTTTCAACTACTTTTTTAGGCGCAGATTTAGCCGTTTCCATTTCTTGTTCTTTCTTCGCTTCCTCTTCGATAGGTGCTTCTTCAGGCATTTCTTCTTCTTCTTCTTCTTTCTCTTTAATTTCAGAAATTATTCCTTCTTCTACTACTACCAAAATACGACCGTCTTCCATTTCGTATTCACCTATTGGCAAAGCTATTTTTTGTTCATCTTCAGTAACTACAAATACTTCGTTTCCAGCTTCAAACATTTCAGCTTCTAAAACTGTAACACCGTCCGATAGTTTCATTGTTTCTAACTTTACTTCCATACCGAGTAAAGTTTTAATTTGATTGATTAGGCTATTTTTCATTTTTATTTATTTATTTTTTAATAGAAGTTTGTAATTTATTTTTAATTTGTAATTCATCGTCAGATTCAGACAATAGTTCATTAGCCCTTTTAAATTCAGGTGTATTTAATATTTCTTGAACTCCCAATTCTTTTGATGAAATAATAAATCGTTCCATCATAGGTTTTAATAAATTCGCTTGTTTTGATATTAGATTATAATTTTCTTCTAATTTATTATAAGCAACTTTATATATATCATTTACTTTTACGTTATAATCTTCAACAACTTTTTTCTGAATAGCAAAGCCATGATTTTTAATTAATGTATTTAAAACATTAGCTTGTTTTTTTATATCGTCTGCTAAACCTAAATGAACTTCGTGCTTTGCAAGTTCTACGTTTTGAACTTCGTTAGCCTTTTCAATTTTCTTTAAAATATTGTTTATCATAGCTTATTAACTTATTGGTTTTTTAATTGTTCCTTTTTTATAAATGTACTATTGTAGAAGTACCTTGATTTACTAAACTTCCGATACCTTGATTTTGTAAGTCACCGTTGCAGCATTCTTTTGAATATTTACCGTCTTTACATAGGCATCCACGTTTACCGCCTTTAGGACTTGTTTTACTTTTTGTCGGTGTTTTCATATTTATTAATTAAGTCTTTTAATTTCTCTATTAACAATTCTTCTTCGTGTGAACTCATGTCGTATTTATCTACAAAATAACCTTCTATTGAAAACCCTTTTACTTCACCGTCTTTTACTTTTTGCCAAACTTCGTCATTGTTTACTTTCATTGAAATCATCCAAGTTCCTTTAGGTAAACTAAATCCATACAATTTACTTTTATCCGTCTTTTCATCTTCAATTATCCAACTTTCAACAACGGACATACCCTCTAACATTTTGCGCTCGTGTTCGTACGTTGCGTTGTTTTGATTAGAACGCATTAAAAAAAGTTCCGAAGCTTTGCGTACAGTATCCTCGCTGAAGTAAATATAGAACTCTTTATCCTTGTTTTTACGGTAAATCTGTTTGTTAGGAATTAAAGCCGCACCCATTAGGATTCTCTTTTCAGTATCAACCTCTTTTAGTTCTACTTCGTGTTTTTGTAGTGCTACAAAATTTTCTTCAATCGCTGGTGACTCAACAACGGAAACGGCATTAATACCCATTTCTTCTTTTGTTTCGTCAATCAGTAATTCTATTATTTCAACTTTTGCCATAACTCATTAACTTATAAAGTTGCGTTTTGTACTCTATTTCTATCTAAGGCTTGTGCGCTTGTTACTTCACCACTCACTACGTAGGCTTGTGTTGGCTTTTGTTGTAATTGTGCTAATTGGTTTATACCGCTCGATCCTATTGTACTAAAGTTTGCAGTCATTGGCGCACCAGCTGGAGCGTTAGAACCACCACCACCACCACCACTCGAACCGCTTGCTTCAAATTTTTGTGAAGCTATTTTTTTAACGTTTAATAAACCAGCCGTAATTGTCGCAGCCATAGCAATATAATTAAACGGGGGTGGAGCGCTTGCTAAAGCGGCATTTGCAGCTTTGTAAGTATCTATAACCGCGTTGGCTATATTAACAGCCTTTTGAATTTGAAAAGCTTTTCTTTGTTGTGCTTCACTTTTACCAGCAAATAATTCAGTAAGGTCTGAAACCATTTGTAACGTATCCTTAGCGGCATTTAATCTAAATTCATTTAAGGCTTTTATTTCAGCTTTCTTTTTTTCAGCGTTTTCTTTATCTATTTTGTCTTGTTCATCTTGGTATTTCTTAATTATAGCAGCTTGGTCTTTATTAAATTGGTCTGTTAAAGCTTTTTCTAATTCAGCGTTATTTTTAGCAGCTTCAAATTTAGCATCGTAACTTTGTGCAAGTTCTAAAAGCTCTTGCTCCTTTGCCGAATTACGTAACTTTTGTAAGGCGTTATATTGTTCATCTTCTAATTTAAAACGCTCTTGCTCTTTTGCATTGAAGGCATCTAATTCTATTTTGTCGTACTTGTCATTGATTACTTTTTCATCCGCACGTTTACTTTCAGTAGCTTGGTTTGTCAACTTGTCGTAATCTTCTTTTTTTAGTTTACCTTCTTTAAAGTTTTTATCAGCTTCTTGTTGTTCGTATTTATATTTTATTCTAATAGCGTCTAAATCTTTTGCACGACCCTCTTCCATCAAACGGTTTTTTTCTTCTTCCATTTGACGTGTAATATCAATTTGCTCTTGTGCTGCTGCTCGTTCCGTATTTGTACGGTCTGCGGCTGCATTTTTATCACTTTCTCTATTATCTAAAATTAATTGATCACGTTTATTTTTTAAGGTAGCTAAATTTTTATCCATTTCTTGGATAGTCTTTTGACCTTCAGCAGCAACTTCATCAGCATTAAAAATTAATTTAGAAGTGTATTGTGAAGCTGATTCCAACCCCTCGCTAATATATTCATTTAAGTTTTTTTGAAAGACTTTTCCTTTGCCAAGTGCCTCACTAACTAAATTTATTTGACCTATCATTAAATCAAAGGGAAGTGCAATTAAACGAACCACTTGACCCATAGCCTCCAACGTAACACGGATATACCAAGCTAAATAATTTTGATAATTTTTAGTAGATTCTATTTCATCTTTTATTTTTTGTTTTTCAGCTGTTAATCTTTGTTCTTCTTTTGCTATCTGAATATTTAATTCTTTTAATACAAGTGCGTTAATTTCTTTTTGACTTTTACCCTGAAGCTTTAAAGTGGCTTGTTGAACATCCAACATATCTATTTTATGCTCTTGGCTTTGTATATCCTTGTCTAATTGTAAATTAATTTCAGCCTGTTCTTTAGAAACGCCGGTTGCAAGTTCTTTAATATCGTCCCAATAAGCAACCGCAGTACCTAACGCAACTACAAAAGCACCAATACCCGTAGCAATTAACTCGGTTTTAATTCCTTTTAGTGCGCCTTTTGCTACAACCCCTAAAGCGGAAAACGCATCTTTAGCTTCAAGTATTCCGTTTATACCTTGTGTTAAAGCCATTACAGATTGAACACGTAATAACGCTTCTTGAACTTTGCCACTTTCAACACCTAATAAAGCTAAACCACCTTCAAAGGCTTGGAATCCATTCATTACGCCACTAATTGCACCTTCAACAGCTTTGAATTTAGCATCTGGATTAAATGCATTTACTAAGTCTTTACTGAACGCTATTTGGTCTTTTAATTCAGCGGCTGCCCTTGCTGCTTTTGCTGCCTCTTCGGACGTTTCACCGTATTGCGCACTTACTTTTTGAAGTTCCTGTACGGCTTCTCTATACTGTTGTTTTAAAGATTTACTATTGTCTTGTATTTCTAATTCAATCGTTCTTTTTTCAGCCATTGTTTACGCTTTTCTTGTTTATAAATCTTCTTTAAATTGTCCGTTAGTTCGTGTTTGCCTTTCGCTATATCTACTATTTCACTCACTCCGTAAAAGTCATCAGCTTTTAATAGCTCTAAAATTAATTGAATCATTCTTGTATTATTTGAATTGTTTTTGTTATTGTACTACCATCTCCAAAAGTGTTTAACACGTCTAAAGTTATTACTTGATTTGTTGAATTTTCAGTAATTAAATTTTGATATTCTTCGGTAATTAACTCATCACTATTTTCAGCTAACAAAAATTGTGTGCTATCAGCATTTGCTGGAACGGTAACGTCTATAAATTGACTTTGTGTTATTGTACTCGGACTTATTGTAACACCAGCGAAAGACGTACTTATATCTGCTGAAATACCACCGTTAATTATATTAATAGGAACTTCAATTGTTTGAGCGTCTTTGTTTATTGTTATTATTTGACCCGTAGAAATAATTGAACGAAAATCTAAATACAAGCTAAAATTCACTTCGCCTGTTGTTAGGTTACTTTTCATTTCGTTTATTATATATCTTTTATCTCTTATAATAAGACGGTCATTTAATTTTAAATTAGTTAGTAGTGAAATAGGTAAATTCGTTTTAACGTGAACTAATCTATTTTTTAAGTTAAATAAGTTAAGTAAGTAAGGATAGTAATATTCAGCATATAACCCTTGGTTTATTGTTTCTAAATGAATTATAGAATTTTCAGCTCCAAAGTTTAAACTGTATTTCGTGTTTTGATATGTTAGGTCTTGACCGAATTGTGCAAATGAAGTTATACTGTCATGTCCTGCACCGTTAAAAAATTTAATAGGGTGCGCACTTAAATCATTACTTGAACCGTAAAAATAAAGTAACATCGGTTTAGGCGTGTACGCGTTAAAGCTTTCATTTAAGCAATATCCAAATACAGCGTATCGAGTAGGGTCGTTTGCCTTTTCAGCTCGTGTAAATAATAAGTTTTCAAACGGAACTTCTATTTGATATTCTTCCCCATCGTAAGCGAATTGATATTCTACATTACCGTATTCAGCATTACTTATTTTAAAGAAATTACGATTTACAAAACTTTCGGACTGTTGATATTTGAAGGCTATTTTTTTATACAATTTAATACGCTCAATATCTATTGAATCAATATCAGTGTATTTTGTTATGTCTACAATAGCACCTTGTGAATACCAAGTTTCTAAAGGTAGTATTTCAAAAGTGTTTTCTGAAATTCCTACGCAAGTGCAATTAAATTCTTTTAAAACGCCTGAAAAGAAATCCGATACTTTCATATCTGGAAGCGTAGCATTCATTGTTACATTACCAGCTAAAACAGTCGTAGCAGTTTGTATTGTACAAATTGAAGTAGTATAATCGTAAGTGTCATTAAAAACGTCTTCAAATAAACCCTGTGCAGTATAAGTAACTACGCATCCAATATTCATTGTGTTTGTTGCTCGTAGCTTAAATGTTAAATTAGTATTTAATCCCGGTACATTTTGAAAAATTATTTGAGATAATACACCAGTTGTAGTTGTTTGTAATGTTTGATAATAATTACCGTTTTGATAAACATCTACATACAAAGTACCTGCAGCACTTTTAGAAGTTATATTTATTACTATAAAATGATTTAATAAATCATTGTCAAAATTATTAACGTTAATTGTGTTTGTCGCTAAATCTACAAAATCAGTTGCGTTTTGCGTACTTATATTTGACCAATAAATATCATTGTTATTTATCTTAGAACTAAAATCTAAATTAACAGCTTCAGTAATAAAACTATATTCGTTTGTGTTTTTGCCATATAAAAATACTTTTGTAAATCTCGGGTCACTTAAAAACGTTCCCGTAAAAGTTACGCCGTAATCGTTTTCAATAGCTTCAAATAATTTACTTACCTTGATCGCTGGAAATAACTCGTTAAACTTAATACTCTTAGCATTTTGTGTAACATCTTCAGTGCCGTCTTGGTACGTCCAAACTCTGTTACTTGCAATTAAAGGATATCTAACATCGTGATCGGTCGCAAGGTCTGTTATTCTATCTAATATTTCTGCACCCGTATAAGCAAACTCCAAAGAACTTAAATCTAACTGATTAATTTTGTCTTCGCCAAATAAATCTTTTAACGTTCGTATTTCACCGTAGAAAGTTAATTGGTAGTTTTCAGCTTGACCGTTTTTTACATTCGCCTTTTCAATCTGAATTTTACCTTTTCTAAATGTAGTTAAATCAATTTCTATTAATGCATTTCTTCGTATGTTATGGTCTATTGAAGAATCTACATCCGTTTGGTAAAAGTGTTCAAAGATAGCGTTATTTACAGTTGAAGCTGGTACCGTGAACGATTGCGAAAAGTCGGTAAATACTTTTGAAATATCGTTAATATTTTGTACGCTCGAAGTAACATTAATTTGTTCATCTTCAAATAGTTCAATCTTAAGGCCTTCAATATAAACTTGTACTTGTCTCATATTACATTATTAATAGCATTGAAAGCAAAGTCAAACTCCAACTGATAATTAATCATTTTTTGATTTATATTCTTGAATAACTCCGTTGACTTCGTGTTAATCTTTGCTGGTAAACTGTTAATTAATATTCTTTCACTTGCCATTAATTGCTTTAATAAATCGTTGTAATCTTCAGTAACCCAATCTGTATTTACTTTGATTGATTTTTTACCCGTAGTATTGAATACTTTTCTTTGACCTTCTAAAGTACTGTAGTTAGGAAACGTCGATTGCATTAAATTGTATTCCGTGTTTTCAACGCTAAATGTATCGTTAGACGCAGCGAAAAACCACGTCCTCTGCCAACACCCATATTTATTTACAAAGTCGCATAAAACGGCTGTATAACGGCATAGCTCAAAAGGTTTAAAATAACCTGTCCAAATAACAGCATCTAAGTTATTTAATATCTCTAATTTGTTTCCAGCAGCATAATAATTTTGGTACACTCTCGGAACGTCTATTAAAGAATTGTTTGTTAAATTTTGAGTGAACGTTGCAGCCGTTGCTAAATTAGTATATTTTGCTTTGTAGCTCGTTGCTGTTTGAACCATTATATGTCCGCTTCTTTGAGCTGGAAAAGTGTTAGGACTTAATCCATTATAATAATAATAAAAAGTTCCCTCATCGTGAAGAATATCATTTGTTAAACTTGGGTTGTATCCTTCTTCGTAATAGCCAAATCCATCAAATGCTTTTAGTGTTATATCTGTTCCAACTTGATAATATAAACCGCCACTTAATCTAAACTTTTGTATTTTAACGTTGCACCATTGATTCGTGTTAGTTGCGGGAAAAGAATTATAAATTTGTTGTCTTGTATTCCAGCTAATATATTCACGTATGTAAGGACTGATATTGTAATACGTCTTTACGTTGTTTGAAGCTGGTATTAATTTACTAAGTGTGTACGTTGGTGAAGCTGGTGCGCTTCCCGTACCGTTCCAAATAAACAAATTGATTTTAGAACCTGTTTGTCCTGTTTCAGATATTTCTACTATATAAGGTGAACGTGCAAAAATACTCATTTTATATTCTTTAAATTTTGGTCTAATATTTCGTTTAACAGCTGTTCGGCATCTAATCCGTATTTATCTATTAACGTATCTGGCAAAGTTTTGTAGGCAGCTTCAAAAGGTCGTGTAAAAAATAAACTCGGTTTAATTCCTTGTTTAAATATTGTACGTGCTATTGCAAATTGTAATCCTTTTCTACTTTGAAATTTACCGCTTGCGCTTCGTGGTGCTATTCCTTTTTTTACTATCCACTTGTCAAATGCGCTCGGTGGCGGCATCTTAGATTTATACGAATAAGGCGTATCAAATTTTCGTTGTGTTCCTGAAACACCTTTGTCCTGAAAGTTACCGTAAGGCTCCATTTCAAAATAAACACCGATCGAATTAGGAAATTCTTTAACTTCGCCTTTTATCGAATTTCTTAATTTACCGCTGCTATCTTTGCCTAATCTTTGCAGTTCGTTTTTTGCTTCAGCTACTACTAAATCACGAAACTTTTGTAAGGCTTTTAATCTTTCACTCATTAACAAACAGTCATTTCGTTAGGAACTAAAATATCGAACGTCATTGTCCAGCCGGCTAAATAGTTTTCAAATCTTTCAGCGAATGCTTCTAAGGTTGGGTTACCATCCACTTGAAAAGCATCCGTAAATAAGTCGCCTCTTCGTAGCTCTTCGTATAATCTATTTAATACTGAAATCATTGTATTTAGTACATACACTTCATTATCGTTTCCGTTAAATACGTCTGTATCTTCGTCTTTTGATTTGTTCACAATATCCATAGCCATAACACTTACATTAAAACGAATTATATTGCTTTCAAACGTAGCGTTATTTACGATAATATGAACTAAAGGAAATATTGTTTGTTTAGCCAAATCGACCGCAAAAATATCGCCTTGCGTTACCGTGTTTATAAACGAATCATTTTCTAAGTTCGTTTTTAGTGTATCTAATATCGTGTAATAGTTAGCCATTTTTATATATCTTTTTTAATTCTCGTTCTTCAATTTCTCGTTTTTGCCTTTCGTAAGTGAGGTAGGTAAGACATTTTCTAACTCCCAACTTGGTAACTTCATCAAACTTTGTAACGTCTCCCTGAGATAGCGCATAGATTGAATTGTACCATCCCCATCTTTTATTAAATTGCGTTCTTTCGCTAAAGTCATTAACTTCGGATTCCTCTTCATTTCCATCTCCAAAGAGGTAAGAGTATGTTGTACTAAGTCGCTTCCTAAAGTCGAAAAAAAAACCGTTGCACCTAAGACAACATCCAACGAAGCGAACTTCATTACGTCGCTAAATTCATCAGTTCCTTTGTATTCAAATATTTCGTAACGGTCTTTTACTTTCTTTGTAATAGGTCGATACATAACAGCCATTGCTTTGTGAAAAGTCTCTACGTTTGAAATATTACTTTCAAGATCAATGTATTCTCCAAAAGTCATATCCTCCAGATTTGGAATAAAACCGAACTCGGTATTTTGAATTTTAAATGTAGCTTGAAACTTTGGCTTCGCTTTGAATATTTCGTTTAAATGTAGGGTCAAACTTTTAACATCGCTCCATTTTACTTTTACTACGTCTTTCATTTTTAACCCACAGAAAATCTCGATAGTCTTTTGACCGATAAACTCTTCGTCATTTGACTTTTCTACTACCTTCATAAATTCCTGGTAACTCCTTAATGGAATTTCGCTTAATGAAGTAGGGATTACTATTTCTGTTTTCATCTTATTAATTAACTTTTTATTCTTGTTTTTGTAGTATGTAGATTTTATTTACACTATTTGCATACTTGAACGGGTACAAACTATTATTTATTTACCAAATGTGGTACTTACCGTAGTTAGAATTCATTCCTAAAGTTTCCATTTCGTGGTATCGTACCCCATCAATAGCGTGGTTATTAGTGTCAATAGGCTTGTTTAAACGTGTTCCTTGCTTATCAGTGTCCCAACAGTAGGCACGTAGCTCTTTAATCAAATTAACGCTGTTAGACGTAACTAAATATTCTTGGCGCTGCATAACATCAATACCGTAGTTTATTGAATCCTTGCCCTTTGTAACGCCTTTAATTGTTATACCGTAGCGTTTTATTTCTTCAATGCTTTTAGGTTCTGAAGAATCAGCGTAAACGGGTACGTGTTTTGGTAGTTCCTTTGCAATATCACTATTAAGCATTCCTGTTTGATATTTCAGTTCGTTTAATATTCGTGTACCGTTGTAATTGTATATTTCTATTATAGCAGTTGGATCATTCGTATAACCAAAGTCTAATCCGATACCGATTAATTTAGCGTCTTTCGGTAGTGTGTCGATTGTTTTCCAATTACTGAATATAACGCCTTCTAACATTCCTATTTCACCTAATCCGTAGACACGCCACCAATTAGCCCAATATGCGCTTGTTTCGGCTTTTAAACGATTCTTTTCTATTTGTTGAACAATACTATTATCGAGTGCTTCGTTGTCTTTGTAGGTCAAAATTAAGAAATCTGAATCAGGTTCGTCTTTTAGTTCCTTGTGTACCCAAAATTCATTAGCTGGATTGAAGTCTAAATATACGGCTTTCTTTGTACGTATTGCTAACTCGTTGTAAGATTCAAAGGTTATGTTATTACATTCGTTTACATAAAGCACGTCACGCCTTGCACCTCTTAATTTACTTGAATCATCAGCACTAAAGAATTCAAAACTTGAACCGTTTAAAAATTGGTAGGTTAAAAGTGATTTGTTAAATTGGTTTTCGTGCCATTTACCCATCCACTTCATTATTTTGATAAAATCACGTAACGCTCCCCGTCTTAAATGCGGTATTGATTCAGCAACTACGCTTATCTCAACTTCAGGAATTGAAGAAGCACGTGCAATTAATACGGCTAAAATACCGTATGTCTTGGCAGCGCTCGTCCCACCTTGAATAATACGAACACGCTTTTTTAACTTAAGTATTTTATTCGTCGAAGTCGTCCGCAGAAACATCTGGAAATATTGGTTGTTCTACTATTGTTTGTTCTATTTGTTGAAGTGGCGCTCCGTAACCGCTATCCATTAACGCTTTATATGCTGCTACATCTCCCTCACGTGCTTTTTTAATTAGTGCCAAAGTCATTAAATCTTCTTGGCTCATTGTTTCGCTTTCACCAGTCAAAGGGTTCTTTAAGTTCTGGTTTACTTCTAACCAATACTTTGCTATTGTGCTTCGGTTCTTTGCTCCTTTCGGTCTACCGTTAGGGTTTCCGCTTTCACCTTT